GTGTACGACAAGTGCTTTGACAAGTCAGATGTTGGCTCATTGTTGTAGTGCTCAAACAGCTGCTTGGCCATACGACCCATAGGGAGGATTTTCCCACCCGAAACGCTTAGGTTAAACCCCGGCAAACTAGAGAATACACCGCCACCCTCAAGGTGAGTCTGGTCTGCAGCATGGCCAATTTCATGGTACACCGTCCACTCAGTGCGCTGTGAATCCGTTAACACTCCACGACGGAGCAACACTGCGGCTTGCCCATCAATAGCGGTAAAACCACCATCCCAGTCAACTTGAGAGTCCGTTGTGTACCAACCACCGACATAGTCAACTAAGTCACCCAAACCTTCGCTGATGAGACGAGCCGTAGCCGCAGCAACACCGGGCACTTTTTCAAGGCGTGACAACTCTTGTTCTTGCAATTTTATTGATACGTTGTCTGCGTCTACAGTATTGACTGTACGCAGTGCGTTGAATTTAGGCGCAGCAGTGCGAGCCAACCTAGTCAGCTCAGTCTCAACGTCAGCCTTGGTCCAGTTGTCAGGGCCAAACTCAATAAAGTTTTCCTGCTGAGCCTTGGTCAGGTCAGCGAACTTGGGAGCCTGCGGGAAGTCAGCAGCGACTACATCCCACGCTTGGGCTGCTTGCTCGGCTTCGGTGAGGATTTGGGTTGGGGCTTTGACTTCTGCGGCAGGTTTTGGGGCACGCCGTACTTTGCTGCCCACTCCTTGGCCAGTTTCGGTTTTTGGCTGAACAGGTACGACTGCTGTGCTTTGGACTTGAACGGCATTGGTCTTCTCCAGTTTGGCCAGCTTGACGGACAGCTCTTTAGTCTGCCCACTTTGGAACGCCACAGTAACAGTGGTCGCATCGCCGTCACCAGCAAAGCTCTTAACCACGCCAGTACCCAGCTTGGGATTCATGACGGTGTCACCCACGGCCAGACCTTTGCGGTCAGCTTCCAACTTGGCAGCACGCTCAGCGCGGAACTTGGCAGCTTCAGCTTCTTTGGCGGCGTCTTTTTCTTCGGCGGCCACTTGAGCAACTTCAGTTTTAGCCTTGGCTTTTGTCTTCTTACGTTCTGCTTTTGGCGCAGTAACACCGGCCACCAAAGCTTCGTACTTGGCGGTCAACGTTTCAATTTGTTGGTTAGCCGCCGCAGCAGCTTGCGGCAGATTCAGTTGTTGCAACTCTTCAGCAGCGGCTCGCAGGGCGTCAATAGAATCTGCAATGGCCACCAGATCAACAGCCACCTGACTGCCTGCTGTACTAGCTTTCTGCCAGTCACGGGAATCGTCCATGGTTGAGAATGACTCACCAGCTTCACCCTCAAACCCCATGACCTTCAGTGCAGTAGCCAAGTCGCCGGATTGAATGTTGCCTTTAACTCGATCAATCTGCTCGCTAAGCTCAGACATGCGATCAATATCAGCCTGAGTTGGCTTGGCTTTTGACTCCAGACGGCTTAGTTCGCCCTCCAGTTTACCCAGTTCTGTAGCAGCGGCTTTCTTGGCAGACTGGATGCCCAGACTATCAAACAATTGACTGCGGTCAAACCCCATGGATGTTGCAATGTTTGCAAGCAACTCAGGGTTACCGATCTGACGCACGCGAGACTCTGCAATACCAAACGAAGCAGCGATCTCCTTGGCAATGCTGCCTTTGTACCCTTCAGGTACAGATCGACGCGCTGTGATGTAGGCGTTCAAGATTTGACGGTCGCGCTCTTTGTCTTCGGATTTAGACAAGTGCTGCTCAATAACAGCTTCCAAGTCATCCGCCGTGAAGTCGGTCTGGTCTCTACGTAACCCAGTTTCTTCTTCACGCATGACCTCAATCTCGGCGGCGTTACCCGTAGCCTTTGCAATCTCCAGAGCGTCATCAGACGTATCAACTAGCGCAGTGGTGCCAGCGGCACCTCGGGTGGTTGGGGCTTGTCCTTGCGGCGCTGCTTGGACGGTTTGAGGGGCTTGAGTGCCACTTGGTGCTCCAGTAGTTACAGGGGTAGTCGGTTGGCCGGTGGTGCTTGGAAGAATGCCAGTTTGTTGAAGTGCTCGTCCAGCGACGGCGGGACTTCTAACCATTGTTCCTGCGACAGGAGCAGCTGGTCCTGCATTTCCCACAACTCCCGGAACGACAACGCCCCCGACTCCCACGCCTCCTGCAGGCTGCTGTACAGATGGAACTGCTGTGCTGACACGTGGGCTCCTTGCACGGATGATTTCACTAATCGACTTGCGAGCTTCGCCCATCTTGCTAGCGGCTAATGCGTTCAAAACGTCTTGAGCTTCTCGAGACGCAGGGTCAATCCCTTCAGCCACCATGTACTGGTAGATGTTACGCGAGGTCTTTGTAGGCTTGATGCCTTGCTTGTTGAGCTCAGTGTCTAACTCACTAAAGATTGGCGGCGCGGTTGGCTTGGTTTCTTCAGTAGTAGCTACGGTCAAATCTTGTGGGAGGTCGCGCTGAACCAACTCACCGGCAGTCAACTCTCGCTCAACACCAGTGACAGCGTCGGCTACGCGCTGACCAGTGCCTTCTGTGAAAGCCTCTTCAAACTGCTTTTCGTAGCCCTTGCGGTCTTCCTTGCGGGTAAGTCCAAGGTTCTGGTCAATGCGCTGCTGAATTGGCTTTTCTTCGGTAACCAGCAGATCGCGTTCGCCAGCTTTTTGTTCTTCTTCCAACTTGGCCAACTCTGCGTTGCGTGCATCTTCCATGGTGAGCTGCTGCTCAAACCACTGGTCTACATTGGCCTCGGGGATGTTCTGACGGCGTGCCTCACCCATAACCAAGTCAAGGGCTTGGGCGCGAATTTCTGTTGGTGTATCTGGAGAGTACAAAGCCTCCTTCAATTTCTCAGCTCGGTTTGCGCGGGCGACATGACCACCAATAGCCAATGGGCCTAGCAACAAAGTCAGGCCCACACCACCAAGAGCGGAGGACCGTGCAATGGCACCAATGTCTTCGGGGGCGGCTCCATACGCACGCTCGATCATCTCAGTGCCAACGTCTTGGGCCACTTCAGTGCTTGGCTGCACGACCAAGTTAGTGGCCATGCCTTTAGCAAATGGCTTTAGGACAGACGTGTCTGTCATCTTTGCAGCAAGACCTGCGGTTGTACCGCCAAGCCCCACAAGCGGTTTAGCCGCCCGGAACGCGCCGAGGCCTGCAGCAGTGGCAACACCTTCAAGTGGGCCTTGCACCAGACCGACACGGCGAGCTGCAGAGATGGCGTCTTGCTCAGGTATACCCTGACCGATCAGTTTTTCGTATGTCTCTTGGGCACTTGATGTGCCAAACAACCCAGCAGCGACAGCAGGGGCCGCAAACTGTCCGCCGGGAACAAGGCTCGCAGCAATAGCAGGAGCCATAGGACCGATAGCACGCCCGCCAGTAACAAGAGCTTCACCGACAAGACCGCGACCGCGCAAGTCAGGAGTCCAACCGTAAGCTCGTTCTTTAGCGCTTTCTACCAGTGAACGACCGGCCTCTGGAGCTACCCCAGTGTACTGTAGGCCTTGACCGACCATTTTTGGAAGGTCAACAGCAAAGCCAGCACCAATCTGGCGGGCAACTTCAGATGCCGTGCCGCGAGGTGCTACGCCAAGCATGGTGGCGGTAGACTCATAAGGCCTGCCAGTCAGCTTTGAAATTTCCCCCAAGAGGTCCGAGTCACTGGCGTTCTGTAAATCGGGAAATGCTTGGCGGATTTTATCAAGTGCTGACATGAGCGGACCTTTGAATCGCTGGAACTACACGTTACTGTAAGCCAAACCTCTGCGCTCGAATTCGCTCGTCTGCCGTCAGCGGTTGTCTGTTGGCTATTTTAGACTCTAAATAGGCTTTGTAGCGAGCCTGACCTGCATCAAGCCCTCGGCCCGCAGCCGCGATCAAATTGGGAGCTTGGACCGGAGTCTCACGAGACAGCCCAGTCACAGGGCTAACCCCGGGTTGTGGGCGGTTAGGGTCCGGGCCCAGTACCGACGAACCTCTTGGTGCCGCTGCTGGAGTTGCGGCGGGTGCGTTTGGAGCGGGCGCAGGCTGGCCACCAGCTTTTGGGTTTCTAGCTGCGGCCATATCTAGTATAAGCTGGTCCACGGGGCTGACGTATGGCACCCCGGACAACTCCGACTGAGCCATCTGAATGGCCTTTTGCGGCGACAACGGTTTAGTAGCATCGTCTGGGTCCATCATGCCGCCGTCAATCATCAACTTGGCTCTGGCGTTAACGTCAGCGGCAGTGAACTCGCGAGGTTTGTTGGTAAGGCCAGCCAAAACGCCCTTCTCAGCTTCAGTAGGATCGCGGCCATAGACTTCCTTGAAGTCAGCAACTTTTTGCTTGAGCGTACCCTTACCTGCGCCAGCGCCACCTTGGTTGTACAGACCGGCCATGGCTGTGTCCTTGGCAGTAGAAGCCTTAGACGCGGCGATTGCAGCCTTACCCTTCTCCAAGTTCATCGTGTAGTCGATGATGGTGGCAGGGTCCATGGCAGCTTTGTTAAGGTATGCAGCGGTCTCAGCCTCGCTACCGGAAAACACGTTTGGCTGAATTACCTTACCAGTGGCAGTATCCACACGGTTCAAGGACACAACGCCACCCTTACCGCGAATGACTTCAAAGTGCGAACCGGGGTCAAGGTCGTTGCTTTCTTTGTGGGCCTTGAGCAAACCGTCGAGCCCTTGGTTCTTAACCAACTTTTGAATTCGCTGTTGTGAGGCTTTGAACTCCTGCTCGCCAATACCTGTGAGGCTAGATGCGACTTTGAACTGCTCATCCACACCCATACCCAACCGCTGGACCTCGGCATTAATTGCTGCGAAGTCGGCTTGCGGATTCTGAGAACGCCATGCGTTGAAGTCGTCCATACGCTTAGCGGTGGCAGCCTCACGGTCACCTCTGGCAATCTGCTGCTGGGCGCTGGTAAGACCTAACTTACCGGCTTCCACTTGAGTTTCAAGCGCCTTCTTTTGCAATGGAGCCAGTTCGGCTTCACGCTGCATACGAGTCTGTTCTTGGCGCATGCGCAGAGCAGCAGCGGGATCGCGTTGGGCGATCACATCAGCCATGGCACCATAGCGCAGACCAGCAACTTTGTCAGGTGTCAGAGCGCTTTGCGCGTACTGCTGGCCCATGAACGACTGTGTGTCTTGGATAGGCTCGGCCTGCGGCATGGGGCCTTGTTCCAAACCCTGCATACGGAACTGACCTGCAAAGTCAGGACCGGCAGCTACAGGTTTTTCTTGCATGATCTGCGCAAGAGCTTCACGCTCTTGTTTGGCACGCATAGCCTCGCCGAGCTGGAGACCGGATTGAAAGCCGCCGGAAAGGCCTTTGAAGAAATCTGCCATGATTATTTAGTCCCCGCTGCTTTACCCATTGCACCACCGAAACCGCCTGCATAAGCCCCGAGGCCCATACCCACAATGGAAGCGAATGGATCGGCTTGGCTCTGCGCGGTGTTGTACACAGAGGTCTGTGAGTTTAGGATGCCGCCCATAGTGCCTCCAGCAGCGGAGAGCCCTTGTTGGTACTGACTGCCCGGAGCCATTGCGGTGTTCATACCGGCAGAGCCTGCACCAGTAGCGCTACTGTACGCAGCAGTTGATGCCCCAGCAAGACCACGGCCAAGACCGGTGACGTCAAGGCGACGGGCGTAGCCCAGCTGCTCAGCTTGGTTGCGAGCACCTGTCATGGCGTTAGCGCGGCCTGCGGCCAGACCCAGCAGATTCTGCGACTGCAGCGCCATACCAGCGCCAGAGTTGGGGTTCACACCACGCGCAGCGGCAGCGCGGGAAGAGGCATCTTGGGTAATACCGAATGCACGGCCAGCGGCAGCGGCGGCCTCACGAGCTTGTTGTTCACGATAGCCCTCAGTACTGAACCGCGTTGCGTCGGCTACAAGTCCTTGCTCCAGTGGCCGGAATGTCTGCTGCTGGTAGTCGTAATAGTCTTGGGCTTGACGCATCTGCTGATCTTGCGCAGCCATCTGTTGGCCGTAGACTCGCTGGGCTAACGGCATCATCTCAGCATACTGCTGCTTTGAAAACGCCAATTGCTCTCGACCGAGAGCTTCCATGCCAGAATAGTCTGGTGGTGGAGGACTTGATTTACCGCCCATGATTTACTCCTTCAGCCATCGACATGTGTCGGGCCGCATAACTAAAACGTGCATGTCAGCGCCGGGGGCACCGTCTTTCATCACGAACTCTTCCTCAAATCCGAGGTGCTTGTCGAACGCCAGAACGTGCGGCTCATTGGATGGAACCATCCCCGTCAAACGCTTCAGTCCTGCGTAGTTGAACGCGTAGTCACACACAGCGCGAAACAGTGGAATGATCTTCTTGGTATGCTTGGCGATGGCTATATGGCACGTCGCGTTGGCTCCATTGAAGTTGTTGATGACCACACCAGCAAGCACGTCGTCACCGTCGATTACGCCCAGCGCGTAGAAGCTACCCCAGTCAGCACCTTGGCCGACTTGTTGGGCAACCCACGCACCGATGCGATCTTTCTGGTTATAGACGAGTTCTGCCATGGTACGTATTATGGCTTACTGTGGTGGAGTTGGCCAGACTATGCTAAAGGGGTCCGGCTGGTTCGTCACGTCGCGCAGTGCTTGGCGGTAAGTAGCCCACTCAGTTTTGTTGGGTATCGTCACATCCGGCATTTGAGTCCAGTCACTGGCTTGCAGTTTCTGGTTACGCTCATCACGAACTAAAGCCCATTGGGTGTCATTGGTCCGAGTATCAACCCACTGCTTGGTTGTGTAGTCAAACACAAAGCTGTCGCCCGGTTTTGGGGGGAGCGGCACAACAGCCCCATCAACCACATATTCGAGCTTAAAGTTAGCAGTGGTTTCTAGAAGCGTCTCCTGTTCATTCTGAACCTGAAAAGAGATGTCGGCGTCTGCGCACAGGCCTGTTCTTAGTATCTCCCCTGTGGCGGTTTTGTATATCAGAAACTGTTTCATCGTTTTGCCGCCAGTACAAAGATCAAAGAGTCAACAACGCTTTTTGTTGAAGACAACGAGTATGTGTGCGTGCCAGCTGGTGGGTAATCGACCGTAGATACTGTTACCGGGAAGAAAGGAATGACACCGCCCGATGAGTTTGACGACGTAGACATAACAGATGTTCCGTTGCGCAATATTGAAAATGTAGCCAAGTCAATCCTAGCACCATTAAAAGTAGCAATAATTACTACCGGATACGTACCATCCAAAGTTACTGAAACAGACGCGCCAGTGCTTGAACCTGTATTCGCAGATGGTATCGTTACTGCTTGGCCTGCTATGTTGATCGTATTTACTGCGTTGATTGCGCTTGCTGTCAGTGAGCCTGAAAACGTCCCTGTAGCAGCAGTCAAAGAGCCAGCAAAGCTACCAGTGGCAGCAGTCAAAGAGCCAGCAAAGCTACCAGTAGCGGCAGTCAGAGAACCGGCGAAGCTACCAGTAGCCGCAGACAACGAACCCGCAAAAGTACCGGTAGCCGCAGACAACGAACCTGCAAAAGTACCAGCCGTAGCGTATACAGTCCCGCGAACAACGGCGTTCTGTAGGTAGGCGTTGCCGTTGGCGTCGAGCCTAAAGCCACTTGTATCTGCCACGTAGTTGCTACTCTGGATGTACTGGTCAGCAGCGATAGACCCAGCAGTGAGTTTGCCCACTGACAAATTTGCGATCTTTGCATCGTCTACAGCTAAGTTGCCGATCTTGGCGTTGGTGATGACGCCGTTGTAGATGTACGCAGCCTTCATGTATGTGCCAGCCGCAATAGTCACACCATCAATGACTAGAGGGTTGGGTAGCTGAAAGAATGGCGCTTCGCTGGTGTCACCATACTCTTTGGCCAGCACATCCATCGTGTACTCAAGCTCGGGTATCGTCGTAGCCGTTGCACCGCTCGTGGCGTTGTATGGACCCTTGACATCTTCGGTGTTGACGAATCGAACCCAGTAGTACCGTGTGGCGCTAGAACCAGTATCATCGACATAGATGCTTCCCGGTGCCATGCCCAACAGGACCGCAGCAGCCAATGAGTTAGTGCTCGCGCTCCAGACCTCTGCGTACGCGTGGCCGGTATAAGCTGGAGGGTCCCACTCCACAAAGATGCTGCGCACTGCGGCTGTTGCCGATACGTTTGCCGGAGCCGGAGGAGCTGCAAGGTACGTCTGCGTCGGCGCTACTAGAGAACCAGTAAGCCCCCCAGAAGCAAGTTCGTCTGCGCTGATAAGCCGGTCGCCGCCTGAGCCTGATACAAGCTCGCGCACGCGATCCAAGAACATCCGCAGGTCTCGGGGGATGTCGGATTTGACAAATGGGAGTTTCTTAGACACTGGCCAACTCCTGCACCGACTGAGCTATGGTGAATGAAAACACTTCGGCGGTGCCCTCAAACTGAAACTCCCAGTCACGGCTAGGCGTTGGAGGGAGCCTGAACATATCCCGGCTTGTCACCGTCTGCGTGTGGACTAGCGTGCCGCCTGCATAGACTTTGGTCGTCATGGGGTACGACTCGGCCTCCAACTGCGCACACGAAAAGCTCATGACCTGTGGGAGCGTGAACTTCTTGGACTTCCAAGTCACAGTCTTCACAGCACCAGCACCCCACACTTTGACGTTGCGGTCAGCACCAGCAAGGAAGAGCTTGTCCACTTGCAGATCGTTGTAGCCAGCGGCCACGTAGATGTCGTGCGTTGTGAACTCACCAGTGATGGTGTCGTAGATGAAGCCACCCGAAGTCGTTCCGTTGTTGTAGAACCCGAAGTACTTCATGTCATGCTGGTAGGCATATATGCTGCTAGGCAAGAACAGCGCCTGCCACTGTGCACGTGTGAAGTATTTCTCTGTGATGATCTTGGAGCCGCTGGGCGACAAGGACACCAGACCGTCAGGGCTGGCGTAGATGACTGCACCGTTCAAACTCACGATGCTGCGCTTGGACGCGCAGGCCTGTTCCAGATCGGACTTGACCACCACCATGGAGTCGGGGGCGCTGCCTTGAATGAAGTATGGAGTACCTGTAGTTAGTACAGCCAGTGTGGTGTCCATACGACCAAGGCCGACGACAAGGAAATCCAGCGACTGCATGTACTGCACTGGCCAAGCGTGTGGGTGATAGGGGTCGCAGAAGTACACATCCCGGCCTGTGAAGCCAGCCATGACACCACCGGGCAAGTTGATCAGCCCCTTGAGTGTGTCTGGCGGTGGTAGCCATGTCAGCGACGGCAGCTCCTCACCGAGGTTTTCCGCCGTAATGCTGTCGGAGTATGACGTGGTAGCCAGAGCGATTTCAGCTACGAACAAGAACACGCCTGCAGTTGCGCGGTAGATACGTCGATGGGTGATGGTGTACCCGGATGGAATCGAAGCAAAGCCCCCAACCGTAACGCTCTGGCCAAGGCGCACGTTGACTTCGGCGGACGCTGGAGATGGTGCAGACTCAAATTCAAAACCGGACTCTTTGTTCACCAGCGTGTAGGTGTAAACCCTAGTCTCCGGGATGTCTGTGGGCGATGTGGGGGTGCCCGTCACTGATACTGTAGGTGCGCTCGCAGCCGCTGGCATGCCAAGAGGGCGAGACACTGTGGGGTAGTTGGAGCCGGACAGGGCGATGGCGTTGTAGGTGGCCTTGGGCGCTCCGTCGCCTGTGTAGAAAGTCCACTCAGAAACGTCGCCAGCGATCTGGCTGCGGCACACATCAACGTCGGTCAGCCAGTGGAACCAGTACTCGCTGTCAGAGACTGTGTTCTGGCCGAAGCGGTAGATGGTCAGCGGCGTGCCTACCTTGGTCAGTGTGGCAACCGTAGAACCCAAAGCCAGCAGGGGCTTGAGCGATCCTTGGAATACGTCGGCGTTCAGGGAAGTCTGAGCCTGTGAATCCTGAAGATAACGCGGCGGCACCTTGGGAAAAATCCCGCCAAATGATTTAATCTGAAGTGCTGCCATTGTGTTCCTCACTAGGCCTGATTGTAGTCGGACAGCTACTTTGGAGCTATACAGACGTTGCGCACGTAGTCCTGCAAGCCTATGAGTTGCGCTGCCAAGCCATCAGCTCCTGCCGCCACTTCAACAATAGCTGCCGCACAATTTCCGAGTAGCCGTCGTTCGATGGAAACTCCATCAGTTCTGCTGGGGGCGGCGGGATTTGCACCGGGATTAGGGGCTGGGACTGGGATGGCGTAGAGTTCGTCGCGCAACCCATCAAGCTCAGCACGAGCACTGCGAGCAGCCACAGCCGCTTTGCGTTTCTCAATGGCATAGGCCTCCTCTACTTTCTGTTTGGCGCTGCCAAGGGCCTGTTCCCGCGCTCTGGCCATCTCCGTCGAGACCTTCAGGCTCACAGCATGAGCCTCTTGCATCTGAGCGATGCGGGCGTTGTACCGCCAGTCCTGCACCTGCCAAGCACCAAGTGAGGCTATGGCGGCCCCGATCAGTCCAGCAGCGACGTGGGTGTATATCACTGGAGCCCCATGCACTTTTGACGTTGAACTCTAGCCTGAGCTGAAGCACGCATTTTTTCTTTTGTTGACTCTGGAATTTCGCGGCCCTTGTACGCAAGAGACATAGCATCCCAATGAACCTGCAATTTTTCCCGCAGCGCCAAACTCATTTTTCTTCCGCGCTGGCTGTCACCCACTTTGCGGCCAATTTTTTTATAGTAGTCTGGGTCGGATGCGGCCTTTTCCCTTTTTGCAGCTATGGATTTTGAAATCTGCTCCTCGCTAGGAGACCACCCAATTTTTGATTCCTTGAGTTTTGCCTTTACGTGCTCTGGCATTTTCCGCCCAAGTCCACCATGCCGACCTTTTGCGTTCATGTCCGCCATATTGTCTTGATGCGTACCTGCAAATAAATGATTTGGGTTTACGCAAGAGGGATTGTCGCAAGTATGACAGACAAACTTACCTTCAGGTATTGAGCCTTTGTGGTGCTCATACGACAGTCGATGCGCCAAAACATTTCCATCTTTGATCCGCATAACGCCGTAGCCAGCCTTTGTTGTTGCCGCTTGCCAAGGCCAACACTCTTCAGGCAGCAAACCAATAGGCAAGCGAAAAAGAAACTGGCAACCCACGCAGCAAAACTTTTGCCGGTATGGGCCTTCAAAGGCTACTGAGCAGTGTTTACATTTTGGCATGCTGACATTGTAACTTTTGCTACTGCTTAATGCAAGTTTTGTATTCGGCTTGTCTGCGTTTAACAAGGCCGGGCAAATCTTTTCCGTTTTGCTTTGTCCAACGGAGTATTTCGGAGCAGAACTCTTGGCCAGCGTTCGCTTTTTTCACCAACGTTGATTTGCAAAAAGCCGTAGCCCCTATGTTAAAAGCAAGGCTCACCAAAGAATCCCACGCGTTCTGGGTCATCTCTACATCACTGTCAAAACAAGTTTTTATTTGCTGCTGAAAAACTGCGGCACTAGCAAGCAGCCTTACAAGAGCTTTGTCTGGCGTTGTTTTATCGCCGGGATTTACGCCTTGCGTATCTCCCCAGCCTATCGTGCTTATCTTTTGCTCACGCTCGTGCTCAGTGGCGTAGTACGCCTCACCCCTGTACCCCTCATGCACGGCCAAACCCACCAGAGCAGAGGCGCTGAGGGTCAGACTGGCAACAAGAGTGCGGTTCATGTGCGGCCAGTCACGTCTTTGTATATGGCATACAGCTTATGGCCAATCATGAGAAGCGTGTAGATCAGCGTAGCCCACAACAAAATCTCAGAGACCTGAACGCCTGCAATTGAAGCAATAGAGACAGAAACCGGTGGGGCTGCTTTTGCAGCCATGATGGCCATGCCTTCAGTTGTTTGATGGGTACTCATCTCATCGGTTCCTCATTACAGCTAGATTCAATAGGGTCAATTATGCCGCAGGTGCTTCAATTTGCGGGGTAGGTTCTTCCATCCCTTCGACTTCTTCAGGTACTTCTGGCTCCGGTTCTGGCTCAGGCGCGGGTGGGTTACGCAGGTCGTAAAGAGCTTTGGCTTCTGGGCTGGCGTTGTCCATCACAGCTTGCGCTTCAGCACGCTCGGCAAGATCAGCGTCAATGGCGTCTTGGTTCACGACTTCACCGTCTTCGTTGAGCTCAGGCTCAACAAGTGGCATGGCCAGACGGCGGGCAGCGGCCTCCACAAGCAAGACTTCATTGAGCAAAACCATGTCAGCACGGGCATCGTTGCCCTGCTGCACACAGTCTGCAATCCAAGTATCCACACCAGCAACAAAGGCCAAGTCAGACTCAGATTGGTCGGGCTTGCGGGCAAGCCGCGAAGCCTTCAGTTCATCATCCGCGCTGTAGCGGCTGCGGATCAGCGCCTGCACTTTGCTGTCGATATCGGCGCTCGACCAGACATCGCTGGCCATCATGTCAACGAAGCTCATGCTGCACTCCTTGCTGCTTGAATCTGAATCCGGGCGGTGTTGCTCGGTGCGGTGCCGAAGCGGATGGTTTCCTTGAAGCCATCAAACAGTCGTGTGAATTGGCCTGTAGCACCTTCGCGTTGTGCAACCCCATCCAGAGACACCACCTTGGCTTCCATGCCTGTAGGCAGGATGAAGTCGGTGAAGCTGATGGCCACTGCGCTTGCGCTGGCTGTAGCTGCCTTGGTCAGATAGACCGTAGTGCCGACCACCGCTGCAACGAAGGTGTCCGCAGGGATGCCAGAGCCCGTCACCCGTGCGCCGATGTAGCTCACCGGGTAGGTCAGAGCAGCCACACTGGTGATGGCTGTGTTGCCCGTGACCGTGGTAGCCGTGAAGCCACCCACATAGTCGTAGACCGCCAGTTGAGCGTTGGCCCTTGCAGAGTCTTCGCCGTCCTTGACCAACTCCTCACGCAGGCCGTAGGCAGGGATCGTGATGTCCACACCGGGGTTGGTGCTTGTGCGTGCTTGAAGCTGAACACCGCTTGTGGCAGTGATCTTGCTGTAGCTACCTGCAGGCGAAGGCGTCACGCTGGTGCGGATCAAACCACTGAACTCGGACTCGTTGGTGGCCGAGACGGCAATCCACTTGTCAGTGGCGTCGTCGTAGGTCAGGTCAACGATGCTCCCAGCGTCAGGCAGTGTCACCTGAGCACCATCACGGAACATCTGCTTCTCTTGCTCATACATCCAGACTGATTGTTCAGCGGTGGGTACGGTTGCAGAGGCTTTGAGCAGTGCGATGCTGCCGGGGAATGGTGCGTCTGCAGCGTAGCTGTTGCCAATCGTCAGAACCGCATTGCTGTTGTTTAGAGTCAGCAGCGGATTGCCACGAGTAACCGCAACTTCTACTCCATTCACTGTGATAGCCAAGCTACCGTCAGTGGTGTAGTTCACCCGAGCCTTGAGCCACGTTGCAGTGTTGTATGCAGCGGTGGTTGTGACTGTGCGGGTTGTGGTTCCGTCGAAGGCGGTGGCTGTTAGGACACCAAACGGGGTAAGACCGATGTTGATCTTTGGGCCGGACGAGTGGGCACGGTCAGCAATCAATACGGAAGTAACTTGTTGGACGCTGATGTTGCGAATTTTTCCTGTAAAGGTGCTGTTCCCCATCCAATAAAAAATACCATCACCAGAAGCAGATGCGGTTACGGTATATGTGCCATTTGCAGTGAAACTTGTTGCAACAAGTCCTGCGTTTCCAAGACGAATATTTAAAGTCCCAGAAACGTAATCAAATATCTCAAACGTGACTCTGTAAAAAGAACTTGCGGGAACAATTGTTTGGTAGATACTGAACCCGGTGCCGTTGACTGCAATTAAAGTTGACCCTGATTGGGTCCATGTTGCATCCAGACCTAGCCACGTAGCACCAACTCTTTCACCGCCTGTAACCGGAAAGCTCCCCACAGGCAACACCGCAGGCACATTCACCCAAGCACCCACACTCCACTCACCTGTACCGAAGTCAAGGTCAGCGCTGTAAGCAGGCTCACGCAGATAGTTGCTTGCAGAGAAGCCTGAGTACGCCACCAGTTGAGCCGCTGAAGCCACTTGGGATTTGGTCAGGGTTCCTGTGATGGATGCTGCTTGGGCTTTGTAGCTGCGGTCTGCTACAGCTTCACGAACAGAAATATTGTCCGCTTGTGCTGTACCTGCGTCAGTACCGCCATAAATTGTGATGACTTGGGCAGTCGATGCTGCAACAAAAGTAAATGTCGTAGTTGCTCCAGCTGTAACACTGGTATTCAGTTGACTTCCGTTGATTGGCGTACCCCCTACACGCACAACCAGCCCATTGGATACAGAAGAAACCGTAATGAGATACATCTTGCCTATAACACAAGTGATCGTCTGGTATACGTAGCCAAAATTACTGGCGTCTACACGAGGTAAGTTTGCAACGCCACTTGAGATTGTGGCAGTCGATCCTGTACCAAGAGTAGCTTTTGTCCAAGCAGTATCAGTATCAAACGTCCCGTTAGTAACCAACTCAGCACCACTCACACTCCCCACATCCACATCAGCCAGATATGCACGGCGGGTGTTAGCTGTGAATAAGCCAGTTGCGTAATTGCTGCGAATTGTTGTGCCAACTGCTCGATTAACTCCGCCACTTGGGTTAGCCGTGACAAGACTTAATTGAGCTCCGTTTTGCGTGATAAGGCCAAATGTATTTTTTGCAAACGGCTTTTGGGCAGTATTAGAAATGTTGCCAAAATCTGAAGCCGCACTTGCCGTGCTCGTAAGAGCAAAGAACGCACTGTTGCTGGTTTTGAAGTTGGACCAGCCTACAATGCATTGACCTCCAGAGCCGCCTACCGTGGCAGTGTAAACGGCTTTGGTCGTAATCCAAACAGTATTGAACTGAGAGGTGTCGTTGAACCCTTTAGTCAGGTTTGCTACCGTTCCATCTGTGTTGATAACGCTTACGCCGTTGCCTGTTTGCACAGCAATAGTCGGCACTTTCAACCCAGTGGCAGGATCAACTGGTGCGTCTGGTAGGACGGTCATTGCTACGGCATAAGTGGTATCGTTAGCGATTGCTGAATTAACGTACTGATAGCCAACTGCTAGGTTTCTATCAGCAATTGACTTACGCCAGATGCCTACACTGCCGTTTGTGTTTTGGTTTGGCCCAGACCTGTATGCCCGAGCCGTATCTTTTGAGAAATCAATGACACGAAG